GGTAGCCGCTACAGAAACGTCCAACTGTCCAGCTATGACCGTTGCATCCTGATCAATAGCAAAAAACACATTATCTCCAGCTGTCGCCCGCGTACCTGCGGGAATGTTTGTCGCAACGGACCGCACCTCCGACAGGGTTATTTTAATTGTCGTGACAGAGGCCTTGGCGCCAATACGTTCTGCCCCGACAAGTACGCCCAAGTGATCCAGGTTAGCACCTGCCGAATATCGCAATAGATTTTGTTTGCCGGTGTAGTTGATCTTATTGCACAGCATCAGGATAATGGCTGCAATCACGCATAAAAATAACCGGACAGGATCACCTTGTGCAAGGGTTCTTCCGGTTATTTCCGTATAAAGCTTTATGATATCCGATAATATTTCTTGTTCGTCTGCACTAACAAATTCAATGTCCGGAAGATCACTAAGTTTCATTTATGACCACCTTCACTTTCGCCCTTAAAACGCCCTCCGCATTAGAGCGCCATGTAATTTGTTTTACCGTAACTCGCGGCTCATATTTTTTTAATGCAGCAAATATTTCACTTTCTGCTTTCGCTTTAGCCGATAACAGCGGCGCATCTACATAGTTTGCGTCAACGCCAAAGTCACGGTCTAACGGTACGCCAAACTTAGACGTGCTAAGTATTGTACTGCAATTTTGTAAAATTTCCATTTGCACATTTTTTGGGGCAAAATCTACGTCAACTCTTTCTCCCGCAGTAAGTTCAAAATCCATCAGCGCACCTCCTCTGTAGAATATTCAGTCAATGTAATATCGACGCTAACGGAAAGTATTTTACCGCCTGCCCGCCAATAGCTTACGTTTTCCCCTATATCCTCCAGCAACCAATAATTATCAGATACCGGCGCGCCACCTAAAATAAACGGAAAAACTGCGCCTGTGTCCCTCATTTTCCTCAGCCTCCCCAGCTCGCTTTCGGGATTTATGCCGTGATCAGTGCGCAGCTGGATCTTCATGCTAACTTTTTCAACGTCAGGCCCTAAAAACTCCATTACAGGTTTACGACCAATCAAATCGTGCTTTGCCCAGCGGCCGGAACCACTGCGGCCGTAATCACTAAAAGTACGAATTTTACCATATGTCACAACAAAAGGGATATCTCCCATAGATCCAACTTGCATATTAACCTCCTATGATTACATCCGGACTTCCAGAAGCGACACTGCCTCCACAGTCTATCGGATCACCTACCCTTGCTGCCTGCAGTCCATTAATAAGAACTGTGCTGCTGCCGCTGGCGATATGCGCTGTATGTGCTGGATGCACGATACATCCATGCGGAGCATAACTATCGCCAACACGTCCTGCACCTTTACCGTTAATTATTACATTCGTACTTGCACTCACAAGTACAGTTCCTGGGCAAGCATCATGTCCTGTATCAGTATCGCCTAATCTTGTCGCATACAGCATATCCATCACCCCATTAATTTATTTTAACTACCGCTCCCTGAATGGTTATCGTTCCACCAGCAATAATACTAATATCACCTGTAGCATTTACAATTAAACTTCCGGATTTACGATCATGCTTTATAACAGTACCATCACCAAATTTTACAGCCCTTACATCAGTACTCCGCTCCTGCGGTGCGTCCTCTGCCGAAAAAAAAGATCCTAAAATAAACCCTTCATTTAATCCCAGGCCACTTTTATTTGGCAGCATTAAGCACAGAACTTGTTCATCAATATCAGGTATCCAGTAATCCTTGTCGACCATGCTTCCACGATTTACAATCATCAAATTACCAGATACCAAATCATCTTTATCAGAAAAAGCTACTCTTGCAGTATTTGTATTGACGTCAATAGAAGATACCCTCCCGATACGAATTATATTTTTTATAAAATTAGTATCCATTTAAACACCTTCTTACATCGATATTTGTCGTATAACCGCTGCCAATATCATGTGATGCTCTGGTTATCAAGTACTTATCATCAAAAGCTCCAAATCCTAATAAATTAACTGTAACCCCAGATAACAAGACAAAGTTTCCTAACATATTTAGAGATCCAGTGACTTCGTCTTTATTTTTTTCGCGCAACCGTTTTTTTGCTAAATTTAATGCTTCCGCAACACTTTCAACTTGTTCATTTACTTGCAATGTTTTTCCCTTTTTACCAGCAACAGTATAAGTTGCCTCAATATTAGATTTTGAACTGCCCTGCTGATAACTAACTCTGCAGGCAGCATAAATATCTCTAATTTTAGTACGCAGACTGTAGCCAGTACCAACAAACAAATATTTCATTCCAGACTCTTTTTTATAAACGGTACCTGGTTTTACTATTGTTATCTTTGCTTTTTCCGCTTCATATTTTGCTTCATCAAAAACAATGATTTTTTTATCACTTATTTTCAATGCCAGGCCTTTATCCTTACAAATTGCATATAAAAAAGACAGATCAGACTGTTCTGTCTGTTCTGCCCTATCCAGCACCGGATTTTCTTCTGTGTCCCAAAACAATGACATTCCTGCAGATGAAGCTATATCATTAGCGATTACCTGCAGCTTTGCCTTTTCCCAGCTCCGGCTACGTTCAGTACCTCTAAGAGTATTATTATCAGGCACGGAAACTGCTTTTATTTGTACTTCTGACGGATAGCCGCTGCTTGTTATTTCATCGATTTCAAACAATCCCAAACGCAAACTTTGTGGTAACGCCGACAAAGTTTGCCAATATTTTTGCTGCAGAATTACATCTAGAAGTGCTCCTTTTTCCGGCATCCATGTCGATTGCCAAAGCCCTGCCTTGTCTTCCAATGTTATCTGCAAATCATCGGCTTCTCCCGATAGATTATCGGTATAGCTGATGCTTTTTAGATATTTACTGATATCAACTGAGATATCTTTATTATTATATTTTATGATCGCCGATATTCTACGTGCTTCCATTTAACGCCTCCACGGCGGCAGCAAGTTGGTCGGAGTAGGCTTTTCATAATCCGGCACATCCAAAATAATACCTGCCGGAAAAACAACTATGTCAGCATATTGCTGATTTGTTTCCAGCAGCGCGTTTACGCCACTTTCATCGTCATATAATTTTTTTGCTATGCCATCCCACATATCGCCCTGGATTGTGTAATAGGTTTTAGCCATACGAAAGCCTCCTGTTCTGATTCTGCACTTCTGCCAACATTGCTTTAAATTCACGCATTTTTTGATCTAATAAAGTTGAAATTTCAGCAGTATCCGCATTCCCTTGTACGGTGATCTGCGGCGCAAAAGTCGCATTTATACTGCCACTGGTACCCAATGGATTACCCATGATTTCATTAGTTTTGGCCAGCAAGCCTATATTACGTTTATTAGGAGTATGTGGTATCGCACTTTCACCAGAGTTTTCTGCAAAAGTAGTAAGAAATGCCCCCCTGCCATAAATACCGCCATACGCATTTTCTGCAACCTCTGCACCATTACCGGATGCCGTAATATTAACTTTGCCAAAAATAGGAGTAGATAAGAAATTACTGATAGATTGCCATTTTTCGCGAAGCCAGGTTTCGGCACTTGTAAATTGTTCCTGAATATAACTTGTGAATCTAAATATTGCAGCAGATGGATTATCCCAAAAATAATCCCAATATGCCGCTAATGTATCCCAGTTAGCAATTATTGCAGTAACCGCGCCAATGACCCAACCTACAGGCCCAGTGACAAAAAAGGCTATTCTAGCTATTGGACTGTCCCACAAAGTTGTAAAGAACTGTTTGACTGTATCCCAATGTTTATACAATAAAGTACCTGCAAGAATAACTGCAGCAATACCAATTATCAGCCAACCAATAGGACAGGCAGCGAGTACCGTATTAAAAAGTCCCTGTGCAATAGCCCATCCTTTCGTTAAAAGCGACGCCGCTTTAGTCACCAGATTATACTTACCTAAAGCTTTACCGGACAATTCATAGGCAGACTTTGTCCCTAATACAGCAAGCTTTACACCGCTATAAATCCAGCCTAATGAATAAGCTATTGCAGCGACACTGGCTATGGCGCCAACTGACCCCAGTAGAATGGATGTAAGAGTTGAATTTTCTGTAGCAAATTTCCCAACAGAGTTGGCAGCACCGCCTATAATACCGGTTAATGGCGCAATTACAGGTAAAAGCCCATTCCCGAGAGCTATTTTTGCGGCGTTGATATTATTATTCATAAGAATAGTTGCATTAGCCGCCGTCTCAGACCTAGTTTTAAATTCGGCTTCCATACTACCGCCATATTTCGCAGCATTAGCTACGCCTGCAAAATTCTCCTCAAGTTTGTCTAAATTTGATAACAATGGCGAAATGGCCCCTAGAGATTCTTTTCCAAACAAGTCTTTTAATGTACTTGCCTGTTTTGCTTTATCTAATCCCTGCAACCCTTTAAGCACAGTCAAAATAGCACCTTTAGCATCTTTTTGCATATATTGAGCCATCTCTACCGCATCTAACCCTAATGTTGCAAATGCTCCAGTTTGAGCTTTTGTAGCACTCTCACCCGATGTTAATGCCAATATTAAATTTTTGATACCGGTAGCACCCATTTCTGAATTTATACCAGCCCCGACTATACTCGCCCCCAGTGCTGCTATTTCGCCAGATGCAACACCGCCGACCGCACCCAACGGTCCCACCCTTGTTACAACATCGGAAATAAGTGGGGCTGAAGCTGCTGTAGTATTCCCCAAATAATTTATTTTATCGGCTAAAGCAATAACCTCTGGCTGCCCCATCTTAAAAGC